CTTCAGCGAGTCATTTACTGAGGGAGACAGCGTGCCATCAGCAACCAGCGTCACAGCAGGTGTGGTTGGCTCGTTGCCAATGCTTGGCGATACGACAACCACCGCAGGCGGTGTCGCAGGAACTCTCGCCGGCACGATCTCTAGTGATCATGCCATCGGCCTTACCGCTGGAGGTGCTGGTACTAGCGCAGTTGGTCAGATGGTCACCGAAATCAAGCTCGACTGATGCGCTGGTTAGCTGTTGTGCTGCTGTTGACCGGTCCAGCAGCAGCTGTGCCGGTTGTGCCTAACTTCCGCAGTGGCACGATGACATCGCGGACGGAATCAACGACTCAGATAACTGAACAAATTCGCAGCGTCAACTACGCGACTGGCTACACCTACAGCGCGTCAGGTACAAACGTGCAACACTCTGGGTCAAGCATCGTTCCAGGTGCTGGTACTACCCAGACACAAACAGTGGACGGGGTTACCTCTAGTTGGACCGGCCTCGAACTGCAAGACAAGCCCACATGGTCAATCGTCAATCCAGGCGCAAGCTTTCAGTTCGTCGAGTCCTATTCGGGACCAGGCCTGGAGACAACAACGGACATCACCCGTACAACGTCTGTACAAAGCGTCACCGATACCGTCTCGGTCTTTGGGCCTTAGTTCTGCTGCCTAATCCGGCGTTTGCTCAGGCCAACGCAACAGCTAATCCGGTCGCTAATAGCACTGGTTCGGTGACGAACCAAGCCATTCAGATGCTTACGGGGCCTTACCCGACCAACGCGTATGGTCCGGGTATTTCGTGCCAAGGGCCAACGTTAAACGTCTCGCCGTTCGTTACGACAAGCAAGTCATATGCGCTGCCGTTCAACGACACGGTCAGAACACCGTATTACGATCCCACCGACGAAGACGAAAACGGCGTACCTGATAATCCCGGCAACATCTTGTACTACCAGGAATTACCTAGTGGTCAGAAAAACAACCACGCACTTAACTTTGGCGTTAGTGCCACGGTAAGTATTCCGCTTGATGGTGGAATGCAGGAGCGGTGTAAGGCTTCAGCTGACACCCATAACGCGCTTCAGCGTCAGATCCTTGCTAACAAGCGGCTGGACTTTGAGTTGAGCAGACTTCGGCACTGCGGTGAATTGGCGCAGAAGGGGATTACGTTCCACCCGAAATCCAAGTTCTATGTGGTCTGCTCAGACGTAGTGCTGGTTCCTAAGCCTGGGCAGGTGCTGCCGCATCGCCACAAGATTACGGTTTCAAAGCCCGGCGCAACGTCCGAATTGCCAAGTTCCGCTCCCGTTGTGAAACCCGCCGCTCCCACACGGATTCCAGTGGAACCTTTTGACCCCGCAGCTTCGCGATCGTCGTCATCGTCTTCTTGACGGTCGGTTTGATCGTTTTGAGGATCAGCTCTGCCAGTGGTTTGGCCACCAGGGCAGAAGTCGTAGCCACCACGGCAATCGTTGTCGTCGTGACCACAGCTTCCACAGGCGGTAGTCCGTCAAGCGCCTTTTCCAGAAACGGCTTGGTGGGTTCAGCCTCCGTTGCCGTCTCAGATGTCTTCGCATTTGGTTGAGGTAGTCGCGGGATTGCCGGTAGTTCAGGGGACGTGGATTCACTGTCCTTGGAATCATCGGACCTTGGCGTCGTTGGTCGTACCAGCTGAAACTCGTTGGGGGTGAAGTCCATCGGGTTGAACGATGGAATTTCCCCATTAGGGCACCAGTTGCCTACGCGGCTAGGGTCATCTTGCAGGAGGCTTGGGTTGAGCTTGGCGTCGGGATGCACTGGCACGCAACCCGGCATCTCGACGATCGGAACTCCCAGCTCCAGGGTCACAGGCGGACCGCTTGGAAGCTGAGGGGTGTAAGGGATTTCCCGGATCTGCGGGATGCGGATCTCTGGGATTTCAGGCATTAGAAGGGCAGTGCCGGACCGGTTGTTTCGGGCAGTTTGGGCATGGCACCTTTGATCTTGCCCTCAAGTTCGGCCTCGATGTGCTTGGTTACCCTGCCGCCGATTCGCTCCATGCTTTCGTCCATGAACTTGTCGAACTGCAGGTAGCTGATCACCAGTGCTGCGGTCATGGATCCGCTGAGCAGGAAGCCGGTGATGGCCATCAAATCAATGATCCGGCGCATTGAGGATTTTCCTCTCATTGGCGTATGGCAGGACTGTAAAGAAGTCGATGGCATCCTGCACATAGGGCACCAGCCAGTCGGGCGGCCAACAATACTCCCAGTTGTCGGGGTTGGTTAGACATGGGAAAACAACCACCCGGCAAAAAGTTGCCAGGTAGTTGTGGACCATAATGAACTGATCAGAGACCCGCCGAAGCGGGCCATATTGACGATCAGAACTTGTACTTGGAGCCGAGCTTGAGGCCGTAGCTGTTGCTTTTGTCGCCAGTGGCCATGCTCACCTCGGTGTAGATACCGAGTTTGCCGTCGGCGGTGACGTCAGCGCTCAGGCCAGTTTTAGCGGAGAACTGATAGTCGGTGGCGCCGCCTTCCGGGAAGACAACCTGAGGACCACCTTGGATGTACCAAGGGCCGGCTTCGTAACCGACGTGGGCATCGATCGCGCCACCGCCGTTGGTCTGGTTGCCGGAAAAGCCGAGGTTGTACTCGGGATTCACGTAGAAACCGTCAGCCTTGGCAGCGGGAACGCAAGCGATACCCATGGCTGCGAGAGCGAAAGCAGCCGCAGAAGCTTTGATCATTGTTGGGTGTAAAAACACAACATCTCAGAAAGTGTACCGGCATGAAAAAGCCGCCAGTTGAATAACTGGCAGCGCTGACTATTTGCCCTGACCGCGATACTTCTTCCTGCCGTGGCTGGGCTTCGAGTGTTGTCCGTTGCCCTGGCGAGTCTTCTTTGGGGGACGGGACTTGTGCTCAACCCGTCCCAGTGCAGTCTTTGATTTGACAGCCATTAGCCACCCATGTTCAACAGGACTTGAGCGCTGATCCTAGTGCTGCTCTCCACGTAATACACCAGCAAATCTGTCTTCGAGGCGGTAGTTGTAAGCGTTGGAGCGGTCCCCGAAGCAAACTTCCAATAGCCCCCAAACGCCAACGTGCGGCTACCAGTGCCATCTTGAGTAATGGCGATTGCACCGCTCTGACCAGCAGTAAGGTTGGTCGGATTAGCCAGCGTTCGGTTACCGCCAAGCGTCACACTGAAATTGTTGGCAGTTGCAAAATTGGGCGTAATCGTCGCTCCATCACTAAGCGCAGAAACAGTCCCTCGCTGTGCAGCCGTAAAGGTCTGAGCTTTGGCAATTGCAGCTAACGGGAAACCACCTGCTGTACTGCCGTCATGGACAACGGCTACGTCTTTATCGGTGTCAACGGTGATCTCGCCCGCCGCACCAGTGAAGCTTGAATGCTGGCTAGTTGTGCCACGGCGGAGTTGAATCTGCGTAGCCATCAGACGATGCTCCCGTAATCGGTTGAACTATCAACCGTTCCAGTAATCAGACCATAGTCCTGACTACCAGGGTTGATCAGCACCATCGTGCCAGCTGAGTTTTTCACATACAACTTGCTGTTAGATGAGTCCCAAGCGGGCTCACCTTCCACAAAACTACCGGCGGAAGGAGCAGAACTCCCCCGCCGTAATCGCAGTTGAACAGCCATCAGAAGGTGCCGCCGTCGATGTCGAAGCCGGAAACAGATCCGTTCTCAAGGAACGTCACTAGATCGCTCAACGCAACCTGAACCATCGTGCCGCCGTCGTTGATAACCATGCGATCAGCAGTGGCCAGCGTGGTTGCCGTTGCAGAAGTGCTGCCGTCAACGATGTTCAGCTCAGCGGTGCTAACCGTTGCGCCGTCCAAAATTGCAACCTCAGTAGAGGTCAGGGCAGCCAGCGCAGAGGCAGCGCCGGTTTGCATCCCCGAAAGAGTGTCCAGATCGGCGTCGTAGGCCTGAACGTCGCTGCCGATTGCGACCCCAAGCGCGGTACGAGCACCAGAAGCAGTCGTCGCTCCAGTGCCGCCATCACCAACAGCAAGGGTGCCAGTGATGCTGGACGCACCAAGATCAACACCGACCTCGGTGGACTCGATGACAAGACCGCCGTTTGCCTTGAGATCAAGCGCAAAAGTGGTGCCGCTTAGGTCAAGACCGTTGCCAGCGGTGTAGGTGGTGTTGGTGTCAGTAGCAGCAATCGTGATGCTGCCGCCACCGTTCGTGATCGTGACGTTGGAACCAGCAGTCAGCGTTGCTTTGGTCAGCGTGTTGCCGGTGCTGTTGCCAATCAGCAGCTGACCATTGGTGTAGCTGGTTTGACCAGTGCCGCCCTTGTTGACCGCAATGGTGCTTGCGGACCAGGTGCCGGAAGTCAGCGTGCCGACGCTGGTCAGGCTGGATCCAGTAACACCAGAACCAAGAGTGCTCCCAGAAAGGACGCTCGTTCCATTGATAAAGAAGGACTTGCCACTTGCGAGATCAATGTGCTCGCTGGAAGTCCAAGCGTCAGTGGAATTAACCCAGTTCCAAGTGTGATCGGTTGTGCCCTTAAGGGTGATACCACCGCCATCTGCGCTGGCATCGCTTGGGCTGGCAGTTGAACCCAGCTCGATGTTTTTGTCATCCACCGAAACGGTGGTCGAGTTCACCGTCGTGGTCGTGCCATTAACGGTCAGGTTGCCGCTGATGGTCAGGTTGCTGCTAACCGTGCCACCACTGATCGGTAGATAGCTGCTGCTCAGATCAGGCAGGTCATCAGCAACCAAAGCACGGAAGCTGGGCGTGCCGTTGCTGCCGTCTGGAGCGGCAAAAACGCGGTTTGCAGTCTGACTGGCAAGCGAACCAGTCAGTGTGCCGCTGGTAGTAACCGGGCTGCCGCTAACGCTGAAAATGTTCGGCAGGCTCAGCGCAACACTGGTGACCGTTCCAGTGCCAAAGCTCGCAAGCTCGTCCTGGACGTAAGCAGTGGTTGCGACCTTGGTGCTGTCGTCACCCGCAGAGGGGGTCGTTGCTGTCGCACTGCTTCCGAGCGCAACCGTTCCAGAAAAAGTCTTGTTGCCGCTAATCGTCTGAGTGGTGCTCAGCGTTGTAAACGCACCAGAGCCACCGATCGCAAGAATTGTTGTAGCTGAACCACCAGCGCCGCCAGTGCCTTCACCGTAGTAAAGAGTGTCGTCCTGTTCGTTAAACGCGAGTTCCGCGTTTTCCAGTGAAGAAGGCGCTCCTGCTGCCCCACCAGCTGCACGACGCTTAATACGGACAGTGTTGGCCATTTCAGAAATTTCCCCCGTCAGTCAGGGTAGAGGTGGTCCAGGTGGCGTCTGCCTTGAACTCGCTGCCGTCGTAGTAGACGACGCTTCCGCTTACTTTAGCTGCAGTATCAACAACAAGTCCCGATGGTCCAGCGGGTCCTTGAGGGCCGCGGGGACCTGCAGTCGTAGCAGTAATAGTTGATGCTGAGCTTGTAGTTACCGCCGTAGAGGAGGTGGCGTCAGTAACTGTTACCGAGGAGGTCTGGGTTGTTACGTTTACTGATGTCATTCCGTATAACCCTGAGCTGTGGTAATTTTACCTTCTAGGTAATATTCTTTTATGCCATCAGAATCTGTAAGAAGGACGTCGTAATAAAGAGTGTCAGCAAATGAAGCAGTTTGTGTATCACTGAGAGAAATTTTCACCGTACCGGCTTCACGGTCGGTGTACTCGACGGAGAAATCCGCGTACTTCTTGCTCCGCTCTTCGTTCCAAACCTGGCTGCTCACGGTCCAACCGGTTAGATCGATGGCAGCGTCATCACTGTCCTTGAACTGGAGCGTGACGTAGTAGTCCGCTCGTCGCTGCAGCGTGATGTTGTAGGTGGCGGGCGTTATAGCCATGTCCGGCCACGGATTTTTCAGCAGTCTAGCGCTACTTATTTGCAGCAAAAAGCCCGGACCAATCGGTCCAGACTTCTTCTGTCACTTGATTTACTGCTCAGGCCAAGGGGTGATAAACGGCTCGGTGTTAGCCACCATCGAATCGGTCGCTTCGTCGTACACCTGCGCCGGATTGGTCAGCAGTGCTACCAGCTCGTCGGTGGTAGTACAAGCGTTGATCTCACCTTCGCGGGTGCCGCTAGTGGTGCGAACTGCAGCGCGGTAGGTAGCGACAGCAGCAGGGATTTCAGCAGTGGAATCCTCAGCCTTGCGGGTGACGTACCAGTCGGTGCTTGCCAGCAGGGATCCTGCAATCTCCTTCTGCTTAGCAACCCATTCGGTTTTTAGACCTTTGTTGACGACTTGATTGCCGTCAGCGTCCAGCACGGGGTCGCCGTTTTCATCAACAGCGTTTTCGTCGTTCAGGCGCTTGGGGTTGCCTTCGCTCCAGTAAAACCGGTGATCTACTGGAGCAGGGTCGGCTTCCCAAGTGATGCCGATTGCTGCCTTCTCGTCTTCACTGGCAAGACGCAGCCAGTTGGAAGGATACTGAGTGCCGTTGGCGTCGGTGAAAGGTCGCCCAACTCCAAGAGGCTGACCGTTGATTAGGAATCCCATGATCAAATGGTAGTGGTGGAAAGTGCCCGTTTCATAGGTCAGCGGGCAGTGGCGGGCGAAACACCGGAGCCGCCGAATGGGTTTTCAGCAAATGCAGCGAAGATATAGCTATCGCCTGAGCCATTTAAGTAACCAGAAGTTGTTCTGCATTTGAATCCGTTGCTCAGGAAATCAACAGCCTCGCTATAGCTGCCGCTGTCTTCGTCGTCATTAGTATTTGGATACAGGAAATTGTCAACAACGTTATAGGTGTTACGGCTTGAATCCATCAAGAACCAGGCTCCAGTAGTGTTATACCGTTTGATCAACAGCCAAGCCGGTTTGAACCCGCAATACACAAACGCACCATCACTTGACCCGTTGCCGGTGTAGCTGCCGAATTTGCTGTAGCCTTCGACTTCGGCAAAGCAGTAGGCGACATATTCGTAGCCATCTCCACAAGTAGCACTGTCACTCCCAACCGAAAACACAGTGTCTGTGGGTGCCGTGTTATTCCAAAGGTTACTGACAGTTGCTTTGGCGTCTGTATAGTTTAGCAATAAATAATCCTGGGCAAGGTTCGAAAAACTTTGATGCCAAACATACCAGTTTTCGTTATCAAGATATGATTTGACAATGATCATGGCAGGAACTACTCCTAATCCATGACCAACTGTTCCTGTAGTGGGCACACCTTCATAAGTAACAATGGAAAAGCCCGCCGACGGGTTGGAGCTTATCGTGCTAGTAAGGCTGCCAGCACTACCGCTTGAGCCGCTGCCGTTTGCTTTCCAGCCCCAGCCGACATAAGTAGAGCCAGAACTATTCGGGTGGTCGTTCACGTTCTTAAAAGTGACTCCAGTAGACGTAATGCCGTTAATAACGGTATCTGTGTTTTGAGGGTTGGCGTTGTTAGTGCAAAGATTATAAAGTGTCGTTCCATCACCACCTCTTACGTTATCGCTTATCCGATGGTTGGCTGCAATACTTCTGCCTTTAGCCCAGATCCAATCTGGCTGCATCCCAAAATCAATAGTACGAGAAGCGCCAGTACCTGTCCACGTCACTGTGTTCATGTATTGCGACCCATCGGCAATGTCTGGCGCGGGAAGGTTTGAAGTACACCAAGAGTTGTACCCAGTTGGTTGCGTCTGCTCAAAAGCTCTCTGCCCGAAGTTGGCAGTAAACGCCAAGTTGTCGCCGTCTGCGCCGTAACTAGAGACTGAGACGTGCCAGGTTTTGCCTGAGGCAGGCAGGTTGATAGCGCCTTGTGATGTGCCGTTCCTGTAAAAAGTGACAGTTTGAGTCGCAGAATCCAGATCTAGCGCAATGCCGATGATGTCGCCATTTGACCAGCTACTGCCGTAACTACTGTTTGAGTAGTTGAGCCATTTGTCGCCGTTATATGCATAGGCAACGTCATGTCCCGGCCAAACTTGATTACCAGCATCTCCTTGGCTTGTTGGATTCAGGTAATTAAGTCCGATAATCGGACGCTGGCTCATGGTGCCTTCAGCTTTAATCTCGCAATACCACTTGCCAGAACTCACTCCAATCGTTGAGATAGTGCTGCCACTGTCATTCAGGTCGTAATAAAGGTTTCCTTCTGCAAAAGTAGGCGATCCTCCATTAGGAATCTGGAGAGGGTTGAAAGTGGCAAAGTTATTTGTCGGCGTATCGCTCATCACGTCCGTGTCAGTACCGGAGGTGGCGAAGCCAGAAGCGGTGTAGTTGTTGCCGTTGCCGCTGTGATCATGCCCTAAGCCGTTAGTAGCCGTAGGGTCGAACTTCATGTAAAACCCGTTGGTTCCATAGGTCAGACCTGAAACCTCAATAGGTCGCCAAACGTCGTTTTCGTCAAACTCTCCGAAATTTTCTGGAGCGAGGGCTGAGCCGTCAATCCAGTGCATTTCTGCTAAATAGAAGTCTGTGTAATAGCTGCTGCCGCCGTCATTCAAAAAACCAATGCGGTGAATACTGGCAGCGTTATGGAACCACTGAGCATTTTGCGGAGGCTGTGAAGCGGACGGTTGCAGCACGCCGTTGACGTACCAACGCACACGATCCGTAGACGTGCTCTGGGTGGTATCGGACCGCATTACAAGGTGATACCAAGCCGTAACATCACGAAGCAGTGCATCGCCTGCCCCAGTGTCATTTCGATTAAGTATTGCTGGCTTAAAGCTGCCCTCAATGCTGATTCGACCGTGATCGCCAACTGTAAAGTTATTGGCTGTATAAATAGGATTGAAGCCCGTTGTTTTTACTTTTTTGATCCATACAGACAAGGTGCAAGTGCGCTGATTGCCTGCTGTGGAGTTGGTTCTTGTCAGATACTGACCGCCACGAAATCGCAAGCCTTGCTCGATCTCATACGCCGGGGCACCGCCGCCCAACAACATCAAATTGGCGCTTCCGGGGATACCCATTGATCAGCTGAAGTTGGTGAGCAGAGTTGCGTGAATGCTAGTCGTCGTTCTCACGACATACACCAGCAAATCAACAGCTGATGCAGTGGTCGTCAGGGTCGGTGCCGTTCCAGATGGAAAGTCCCAGTAACTTCCGAAACTTGCTGTACGGCTGCCAGTTGAGTCCTGCACAAGAAAAATCGCACCAGACTGCCCAGCAGTCAAGTTGCTTGGGTTGGCCAGCGTGATGTTATGACCAAGCGTCAAAGTAAAGTTATTTGCCGCTGCAAAATCAGGCGTAACCGTAGTAGCACTGGTCAGCGTTGTAATGCTGCCGCGTTGTGCCTTGGTGTAAGTCTGAGCTACAGCAAGGCCTGCCACGGTGGTGGTGGCATCGGGCAAGGTGATGGTCCGGTCCGCCGTGGGATCGGTCACTGCCAAGGTGGTTTCGTTGGCGTCAGCGGTGGCACCCTCGAACACCAGGGAGCCCCCCGTCCCGAGGGTCACTGCTCCAGTGAAGGTGCCGCCAGCTAGCGGCATGTAGGTGGAGCTGGCCGAGCTGCTGGTCAGCAGGCCAAGGTTCGTGGTTCCTAGCGAGCCGATAGTGATCCACGCATCGTCAGCTGCGTTGCGTTGCTTGAGGAGGTTCGCGTTGGTGTCCACCCACCACATATGGGCAAAGGTGGTCTCGGGCTCAGTGCTGCTGCTGTTATTGCTGACAATTGCGGCAAGGGCGTTGTTCAGATCACTCCGTACATTCGCGCCCGAACTATTGGCGATGTTGTAGTCGTGAGTTGCCACAGCCGCCTACTGAGTCTTTCTATGAAGTTTAGCCCGCCTTGCCATAGCCAGTTGCGGACCAGTTGAAGTTACGGTCCACAGCCGTGCCGCTGCTGTTCTTGAACGTCACGCTAAAGCCCGTGGCGCTGACACCGCTGACTTCAAAGAAGTCGCCCGTCTGCAAGTTCTGGCCCGTAATTCCGATGCTCGGCAAGTTGCTGTTCGTGCCAAGTAGGGAGGCTGTCCCTGTGAAGAAAGCGTTGCCGAATGTGATTGCCTTGGTCCCGGCACCGCTTGCGACGGCGGCTGCACTCTGTTCCTGACGGCGTGCAAACTGAGCGACGTATCCAAGCTCGTCGATGAGGATGTTTTGGGCAGTGTCGCTGCTGGTCAGTTGAGCTTTGAACTGGAACGCCCTGGCCTTGAATGTGCCATTGGCAAAATCCTGCCAACTTCCCCAAGTTGGCGTGCCGCTGGGGTCGTCGTCTGTTTTGCGGACGAGCAGTTTGGCGTTGACTTTGTGGGCCGCATCTCCATCAAAGTCGTCCCAAAGGTCAATGTTTTGTGTCTTTGCGTCGAATAGGTCGCTTGGGTAGAAGCCGCGAGTAACAAACCGCCGCTCCAAGTCCAAGGAAAACACACCTTCAAGGTCGAGCGTATTGGTGAATTCGTATTCGCCGGAGCTGACGATGTCACCAAGGAAGTCCATGGTGGGCCACTCATCTATATCATCGGTCTTGTCGTCAATATCCAGCGCCCCATCGAGCGTTAGTGCGTCAAACTCTTCGCTATAGAAGGTGTCAGTTCTCTGCCCCTGGAACGGAGGTGAGTCTGCGTCTTCCCGCCGCTGCTCAAGCAGTAAGCGGCCAATCGTATCTGGTAGATCGATTAGTACGCTCGTCGCGTTAGCGCTTACACGCCCACCGTCATCGGCGAACTTCACCAGCACTTGGCCTTCAATCAAGGGAATTTTTGTGCTGGTTGAAGAGCCTGCGATGGCTTCAATCAAGTCAACTGAGTTAGTCCAGGTCGCACTGCCGTCGGTGAGATTGCTGTGGCGGATGTAGACCTTACCGCCGTTCTTTACATCAATCTCGGTTGATTCGTCCCACTTAAGAGTGCCTTCCTTGTCGCTGGTGGCTTCAAATCGCAGGTTCTGAACGTCGTTTGGAATTGCGGTCTTTCCGACTGCGTTGTAAGTCAGCTCGGTTGGGTTGGCCGATTGGCGCCCTAATGCGTTGATTGCATAAACCTCAAAGCTGTAAGGGACAGCCTTGGTGTCGAGCACCTCGTAGTCGGGCTTACTAACAACCGCACTTTCCCAGTTGCCGTTCTCCTCGCGATACCGGACCCGGTACTGAGGGATGCCCTTGATCGCCTGCCAGCTCAGGATGATTTTGACCTTGGCTTGATCGTTCGAGGCGTAAAACTTTTCGCTGGCCTCAAGGTTTTCAGGGGCAGTGGGAGCTGCGTTGAGATTGGTAATTGTGCGGCTCTGGAGCGTATAGCCGCGTTCAACGTGGTCGTACTTGCTGGCGTTGTACTTGAGACCGCTGATCTCGTAGAGATGGCCTTCTTTCTCAGCAACGCTTAGGACCCTGTATTGCTGGGTCTGGATTGAGTCGGTCTGGATGATCCAGACACTGTTTGCCTGGGGTTGGGCCGTCCAGTTCTCGTTGACTGTGATCAACGTGCCAGTACGGCTAATGATGTTCTTAGTTTCAAGGGTGCCGTCGGGCAGGAGTACGGAAAGCGTGGCTTCGTCGCTGGGAAGCGCAGTGGCGTCATCAACGTTGATGGTGTTGGCCCCTGCAGCCGTGATCCTTCCGCCGTAGCGAACGCCAGCTCGCATCGGGTCATTGACATCAATGACATTGCCGGGTCGGACCAAAGTCCCGGCCTCGACGCTTGCGGTGAAACTAATTACCTCGGTTTCTTGCTGCTCGGTATAAAGAAGCCACTGGCCTAAACGGTTGGCTTGGCCACGGGAAGTGCAGGCAAACGCCTTAACTTCTGTTGTGATGACGCCGTACTTCTCGATAGCGTCCCGATCCTCGACGACTTCGTAGTTCAGCTCGCGGGTGTTGAGGTCTAAATAGGCAACGACGGCAACTGTGTGACGTGTTTTGAGGTCTGAGCCGAGATAGGTGAAGCCTGGTTCAAGGACGTTGCTGCGGTTGAACAGGTAAGTGGAGTCTGTCGGCTTGTCCTGGGTGATGGTCAGCGTGCCTGTCGACCAGTACGGCTGCGTCCGCATAACGGAGCACAAGTCGTTGATCAGCTTGTAGGCCTCGTACTGGTTCTGGATTAGGGCGTTACAGCTAAAACGGGCTTCTTTTGTGCCGTCGCCCAGGCCTGCATCGACCAGCTCGTTGCAGTACTGAGACGCGGAGTAGAACGCAAACTTATCGAGTTGCGCAGCGGCAATGTGATCGCCGAATCCATAACGGGACGTAGTGAGCAGGTCCCACAAAATCCACGCTGGATCGCTACACCATTGAGCTGCGCCAAAGGTTCCGGTCCAGGTTCCGCTGTACGTGACACGCCCTGTGGCTGCGTCAACCGTGGCGTTATTGGGCAGGGCAACCTTGATCCCTCGAACCTTGTACTGGCGTGAAGGAATTGAGCTGAATTGCTCTGCGTTGAACTTGACCGCTACAAGTGCAGTATTTGGGTAACGCAGCTTCTCGTAGATGATCTCTGTGTAGGAGACGAAGAAGCTGGGATTGACGTTGGTGTCGCTTGAGTCGCCTGAGATGCGTCGAACTCGAATGTCGACTGGGAACGCGCCATCAAGGGTAACAATGTAATCGCGTTCGTACTTGTCCGCTGTACGACCGCTAATACTTACGTCTTTGGCCTCGCTAAAGCCACCGCCGTTGTACTGAACGTCGATCTTTAGGTTGACGCTGGTCCCCAGGACATCGCCTTCATTGGTAGCGCGCTCCAGGCGGGGGATAGCGATGGTCACGCGGACTGCATCGACGTTTGTGTCGGTGATTTGGCGAGTAACTGGGATTGCGTTTTTGACCTCAACATTTACGGACTTGATATCTTCAACGGCGTCGAAACCATCGATATAAGATTGCGAATTAGTGCCGTAGCGCGTCTTTACGGTTACGCCACTGAAGTTGTAATCGCTGTCGCTTAGATCGGTGACGTCAGCGCCGGAACGCAACACCGGCGTGTTGTTTAAGTAAACATCCTTGAGGAGCGCTTTGTTGTAGTTGTCCGTGCCACGGGTGTAGTCCCTGGCTGATGGGAAACCTTCAATCTCGCCCTCACTAATTAGGTCGAGGAGGTTTGCATAAGCTGTGGACGCAAGATTATCGGCGTCGCGACGGGGAGTTCTGGCAGCAGGAGCAGCGGCCTGCTGTACAACGACTTGTTGAACAACCTGCGCACCACCGCCACCGCCACCGCCGCCCGCACCAATGATCTGCTTCGTCATGACGGTCAGCTGTCGATGTCGATGCCTGCTGATATCACGATAGATCCGACTACCGTCTCTCCATAGATCAGCGGAACTGGAACGCCTTGCTTGCTCGTATTTTGTATCCCGCTAAAGGAGTAGGAGTCTTGAGGGTCTTGGGCCGTGCCTTCAGAGCTGGTTGCGCCTTGGCGGGAAAAACCTTGGCCCGTCGCGTTCAATTTGGGCGTCGGGGTCAGCATCTGAGCTACGCCCAGACCTATCAGACCAATACCGATGGTGCCGGCAATAGTCGTAATCGCGGCCATCGTGCCGGCTGCACCACTAGTGACGGCACCGGCGCCTAATCCAAGAAAACCTCCAATTGTTGGAGCGAAAATAATCGCGGCAGCAACTAAGGCCACGCCGGCGATTACTTTGCCAGCACCACCGCCTGCGCCACCCACGACAGGAATGATCTGAATGACCTGAGACGCAGGGAATGCAATCTCCTCGGCATCAGCCTCGTAGCGATCAACGACGACCTTGTAGTCGTGCTCGATCATGTGCTGCTCAAGGCCAGGGAAGTTAGCGATCAGCATCCGCACCGCTTCAGCGGCGTTGCTCACCTCAGCCATGATCCGGCGGAATCCGACGAACTTGGCTAGCGGACCATAAACCCTAACTTCCTTTTCCATACCGCAACACCTTACCCGTGCATTTTAGAAGCCACTCTCCCAATAAATCCCGGCTAGATAAACGGCCGCGAAGGTGGTGAAGGACAAGCTGATCCCCGATATACACACCGACGTGGTTCAACCCTTTGCCCTCAATACTCATTAGGAGCGCGTCTCCTTTCTGCATCTCATCGCGGTCAACTTCGTAAAAGCCGATGTCGCGCCAGCAGTCGTCAAACATTGGCGCGTTGTTGAAATCCTCTGGTGTGGTTGGGCGATCCCAATCGCGGAGCTTGATGCCTTGCTCTGTGTACCAGTCACGAACCAAGGTCCAGCAGTCAGTGACACCCCAAACCCACTCCCGCCCAATTAGGGGTGCGGTGTAGCCCTCAGGTTCGCAGTGGCCCCACTGCTTGGTCTTGGGATTGACGATGTGCCACGGCAGGCCAGACTTTTCGCACGCAAGGCGATCGGCTTGGCTGGGAACTGGTGGGGTGACGGGATGGCTGTGGATGACAGCAGTGATTTCACCTTTGTCTTCAGCGGCGGCGTAGTCAATGGGATCGAGGATGAAGAAGTCAGTGCCCTCGGCCAGGTTTTTACATGGAAAATAGTGTTCCCGGCCCTTGATGACGACCAGCAGTCCACATGATTCACGCGGGTCTTCTGCCTGTGCGTGCTCCAGGGCCTTCTGCTTAGCCGTCTGCTTCATCCGTTGAACGCGCCAATGCCTGGGAATGCCCCAAAGGGTAGTTCATTGTTATCGCCAAAACGCACTTTACAGCTACTAAGTTTCTTACCGCATTTGTCCTCAGCGGACGTATCAACTTTTTTATCGTTTTCGTTGTAGTAGTTGCTGCCGCTATAGCCGCACTCGGTTCCCTTGTAGATCCAGGGACAGAGGTTGGCAGTGCAGCTGCGCTTTGGAGCGCGAACGCCTGCTAAGTCAAAGACGGCAGCGAGCTCAAACTCGACCATGTCCCGGTTTTCCGTGGTCTTGCGGGCCACGTAATAGATCTCGTCTGGGAATTTGGCGGTGGTGTCCTCGGTTCCGAAGGGGTTGCCGTCATCCTCGTCGGGAAAGTTTTCGTCGTCGATGTAGCGGACCAAGGTGCGAATGCGGGTCAGCTTTGCTCCGGTCAGGTCGTTGCCTGGAGTTGAGGTGTTGACCTCTAGCAGAATTGCAGTAATGGAAGAGAGCAGGTTGGCGACGCGGATCTTGGGGCGAGGGAGGGGGCCTTGGCCCTGGTACTCAAATCCCTCGACTTCGATTGGGAAGGCGGAGTAAGTATTGCCGTCCCAGATGATTGCGCCGTTGCTGTTAAAGCTGTTGCTGCCGTTGTGGAAACGGTAGGTGAAGTCAACTCCGTGGATTGCTGCCCGCAGCTCAAGCTCGAACAGCTCGATGATGCTGCTCGGGTTGATCTTCTGTAATTCAGAGGTTGGGATCGCCATTAGGGCTCAAATACCTCGCGAAATGTTGCGTTGATCGTCGCGACCGTCGGGAAGTTGATGGTGCGGGTCCACTCCGTGCAGACCCACTTGTAAGTGGTGGTGGTGTCTGGGGGAGACCAGTCGAAGCTTGCGCTGTCTTCAGCGCGGGCGTTCAGGAAGGTCTCGATCGTGTCGGCTTCGGTATTGGTGATGTTGTTCCAGGTCAGCGTCCACTCCTTGGGGTTCATGTGGGAGGGAATGCCGTAGAGCAGGCGCTGCTCGTAGCCGTCGCCGAATTGGACCGTGCGGGTCTTGGGGCGGCTGCGCTTTTGAGCGCCGTAGCTGATGTCGATGCTGGGGAAAGTAGCCATTACGCGAGGATGCCTCCAGGACGTTGTTGACGCATCAGCTCCTGACGGACGGCGGCGCCGATCGCTTCACCAAGACGTTTCGAGTCTGGCTCGTCACCTGCTGCGCTGCTACCGGTTGCATCGACGTTTACCACAATGTTGCCAACGCTCTTAGTTGAGGCAACACCAAGCTTGCCGTCCGATCCACGCTTCAGGGGAAGGATGGCCTCTGGACCCGCCTCGCCCATCAAGCCGAAGCGACCGGTGCCGCCATTGGCGTAGGCAAACATGGTGGGCTTGTCGACGATGCCGCCCATGGCGTAGCGCTTGACGATGCCCCTATCTACAATTCCGCCTTTGGCCAAACCATAGTTGGGACCCGCAACACCTTTGCCCGTCATTGGGTCGAAATACCCCTTAGAGGACATTGGCGCCCCTCCAGGTAACAGCCCAACCACCTGATTAAGGATCGCCATCGTGATCATCTTGGCGATGATCTGGCTGGCCATGTCAAGGAAGTACTTCCCGACATTGCGGAAGAAGCTGGCAAGTGCTTCCCTGGCGGTCTGGCTGCCGTTGATGACGTTGATGAAGGAGGTGCTAAACGCCGTGCCAATTGCGTTGGCTGCTCCGGTGATCTGGTTGACGGGATTCAGCAGATCGGTCAGCTCCTGCTTGAGCTGAGCGATGTTCTGGCGCATCTCCTGGAACGGAGTTGGGTCGATCTCCTGCTGCTTCAGTGCGACCATTTCCTCGCGCTGGGCAGGATCCATATCGGGGTACTGATCCTTGAGTCGAGCCCGCTCCTGCTCTATAAGCATTGTGTTGTATTCCTTCTCGCTGATTAGTCCCAGCTGGTACTGACGCTCCTTGAGGTCGAAGTTGAACTGCTTGTTAAGCTTGTCCTGAGCGTCCAGCTCCTTGCTGATCTTCATGTAGTCAGTGCCCATGCCTTTGACTGCACTCGCAATTTGCTGAGTAAAGGTTTGGAGTGCTTTGGCTCGATCAACCCTTGCTTTTTCTGGCTTGTCTGCCTCCTCCTTGGTCGCAAGAAGTGCCCGCTCAAACTCCAGAATGTCGGCTTGAACAGTTAGGCCCTGACGGCGCAAGTTTGCGATCCTGACCAGCATGTCGGCTTGGGACTTGCTGATGTCTTTGGATTTTTCTGTATCAGTGTCTTCAGCAAGCCCGGAGCCAGGCGGTGTAATCCCGCTGCTACCAAAAATGGTTGGATCTAGCGGTTTGAATAGGTCACTTGCTTTGAGTTCGGGCTTTTTCTTAAGGTTGGCGTAGTACTGGGTCAGAGCACGTTTAGCGTTTTCAAATTCCTGAGCTTTGCCACGGGGATCCAGCCCCGGCATAACGTCATCTACATATTTTTTAGCCTCCATCTCAATGTTTCTTGGAGTGCTAGACATTTCTGCAATCTGCCGCAGCCCCTTAACCCCCCTTGCAATATTTTCCGCAAGAAACTTGAAGAATGGCCCCATAACTTTGGCCAACTCACGCGCCAAAACCTCAAACAGGCTGACTAAATCAGACGCAAACGTTACAAAGCCGTTGTATAGATTTTTAAGTTGCTGTTTGTTATCAATAACCCACTGTTTAATGCCCTTGGCAAAATTGTAAAACTTAGTGAGTAAGTTCTTTATCTGTTTATCGTTTCCATTGACCCAATTGACCACATCGGCCAAGTTGCTCTGGAATGAGGCACCCACACGTCCGAAGAAGGCGCCGTAGGTTTCCTGTGCTCGCTTCAGTGCGATGTCAAGGCGCATTCCTGCCTTTTCAGGACCTTGCGCAATCGCTTGAGCTAGGCCGTCATACTCTTCAAATTGGCTTTCAGCAAAGACCACAAAGTCAGCGATGGTGACCTTGCCCTTCTTGAAGTCGTCAGCCAGCTGAGCAAGGGACTTGCCATTAGCTGCTGCAAACTTGGCAACAGCGCCGGGTAAGCGCTCACCAATCTGACCTGACATTTCCTCGGCGCTCACCTTGCCCTTCGACAAAACCTGCACAGTGGCTCGGATTAGTGCGTCGAGATCTTCCTGTGTCTTACCAAACGCCGTACCAGCAGCAATCAAGCCTCTGTAGATGCTTTCGGTCTGCTCAAGCGTGAGGTTGTTTGCCTTGGCTGCAACAGCTACCTGGGCGTAGCCCTTGATTGTTTCCTTGAAGTCGACAGAGTAATCAGTGCTGATCTGACGGGCCTTGTCCAGCAGGACGTTGAACTCTTCCTGGCCAGTAGCAACCTGAGCCAGTGTTTTCTTAGCCAGGCTCAGTTCCGCTGAGTAGCGGGCCATGCCGGCTGCCTGCTCGACCAGCATGTTGGCCTGCGCGCCAGCTGCTGCACCGGCAAAAGCACCGCCGGGGCCACCAATCACACCGCCGGCAACGCCACCCAGGAAGCCAAGAGGACCGCCGAAAATTCCACCGGAGATGGCAGCACCGCCAATCTGTGCGAGTGCTCGGCCTGAGAAGCGGCTTGTGCGATTGAGCTTGTTAAGGCGCTTGTCTAATTGCTCAATCTGACGGGTGTACTTTCGGAATTCACGCGAACCAAGGGGAACTTCGCGGCGCAAAGCTACCAAGACGTTTCTTTGGCCCTCGAAGCTTCTGATGCTGCCGTTGGAGGCATTTGCAGCGGCCTTGATGTCCCGCTCGACCTGCCGATAGCTGTTGCCCATCAGCTCGATGTCTGCCCGGATGCCGGACATCCCGATGTCGCCAATTTGTCGGTATAGACCGCTTATCTCGCGCGGGGGTAGCGTTGCAGCTGCGCGCCGAGCTGCGGCGGCCTCCTGCTCAGCAGCTGCCGCTCCACGTTGGGCAGCGCGGCTTCGACGACCGCGACCACGCAGCAAAAAGGCCTCAAGGTCGTCCTGGCGACCCATCAAAGCCGTGTCACGAGACTCAATCTCAGCAATCCGTGCAGTGCGAGCTACCTGCTTCTGTAGCTCGTTGATCTGACGCAACGTGCCAAGGTAGCCCTCGCCGCCGATGTCTAAGTTTGCAAAATCTTGGCGAAGTTCCTGTAAACGAAGCGATAGTGCTGCGGTGGTGTTAGGCAGATCGCCCAGACCACCCATGTAGTATTCGCGAATCTGTTCTTTGGTGTATTCTTTACTGCCTTTTCCAGGAAGGTTTAACTTAGTGGCTTGTGCTGCGGCAGCAATAACCCTTTGGCGGGCCATTGCAGCGGTGTACGCCTCTTCCTGGATAGTCTGCCTACTTAGTACATTCAGATATTCTTGAGAATCAACTTTTAATTCAGCAAGTAGTTTCCGCCTGGCCGCAAACTGGTTGTTGATCTTGGTTCCGGCCTTTGCCGCAAAGGTGGATTCCTGTTGAGACAGGGACCGAGCCTTCTTTGTAGTCTCCTCGTAAGCCGTGCCAAGGGCGTCTAACTCCTTAGCTAAATTTTTTATATCCGTGCCTAATGTCTTATATACCTGGCTTCCTACTCTTGCCTGACGTTGCAAGCCCTTGAAAGCTTCAATTTGACCTTCAATTGACTGAACAGACCTATTAGTGTCCTTGGCAAAATCATTGATTGCCTGACGAACTTTGGTTATCTCCTTGTCGCTAAGGCTGGATGCCTTCTCAAGGCCCCGAAATGCACTCTTTAGTTTCTCTAGCTGCGCGCCACCCTTAACACCAAGCTCGATGGAGAGCTGACTAACGGTCTTACTTGCCATCGGAGCCCTTCTTGCTGAGTTCGCTTAGTGCTGCGGCCTCCATGACCTGAAGGCCCTCAAGCATGTCGCGGCGGTTGTCGACATTGTAGAGGTCAAATAGACCTCCAGAACTCAGCATTACCTCATACTTCAAACCCACGTAACCAGCCATGCTGGTCGTCCACTGGGTCTGCATCCTTAGGAACATCATCACGATGTCCCAGTTATCGTCCCAAACCTCAAATTGGTCGCTGCTTTCCTCCTTGGGAGGCTTGGTGGGCAGGACGATGCCGAGTGCAGCAGCATCGTCCTTGGTGTGGTCCTCTACCCGCTTCCCGCCGTTAGCCCAATAGATCGCAGCGTCCTTTAGTTTCCCGCTTTTGCACCCTCGAAGGTGTCGGTGTAGGCCCTGAGGACTCCGCGGATCCAGTAAGGATCGTCGCTAAGTTCGCGCACAGCCTCGATAGAAAAAGGTACAGCCTTACCGTTCTCATCCTCGATGCCGTCCCATCCGGTAAGTACTGCCTTCAGCAGGTCGAACTCGCTTTTCTCGCTGAGCTTAAGGAACTCGTTGCGGCCCAGTCGTTTGAAAACTGCGTCGAACGTGGTGGTTTCAAATGTGCCGCCGTCTGCAGGT